ATAAATTCCTGCCATCTATCACCCATATCGTCAACGAAATCGACCTTAACTGTGCTATTCGTAGCATTGATTTTCTTTCTACGTTTGTAAGACAATTCAAACACAGGTTCAATACCAGAAGAAGTCTGTGTCAAGATTGAAACACTTCCTGTTGGTGAGCAAGTTGTAGGAGAAATATTTCTTCTACCGTACTTTGAGTGTAAATCTGCTACCTCTGGTGAAGCTTCAAAAATACGAGTGAGTAATGGAGAAGGATTATTATATTCAAGATCATGATTATAAAGAGGAAATGCACCCAATTCCTTCGCCATCTCACAAGATGATTTCATACTCGAAACCGCTAAACCCTTGAATACAGTATCAGTGATAGCCAATGATTCTTTTGAACCATACTTACATCCCATAGAAGCAAATACATCAGCTAAAGCCGTTACACCAAGACCAGTTCTGCGACCTTTGATACAAGAATCTTTTATATTCAACCATGTATCCAATTCAATCTGTTTAATTTTATCTGTCTCTTTATCAGATTTAATTTTATTGATAATTTCATCCAAGCATTCAAGTTCTAAATCAATAAGATCATCCATTAAACGTTGACCCATTTCAACCATCTTACCAAACTTACCATAGTTGAAAAATGCTGTATCGGTAAACGGATGTTCAACAAAACTGATGAGATTTACAACAATCAAACGACAAGAATCAACTCCCATTACAATTTCACCACAAGGATTCGTTGTTCGATCATAGAAATTATTATCAATGGCTCCATAGCGATTTGATAAGCTATTATTAATCATTGTATCCCAAAACATACAACCGGGTTCTCCATTGTTGAAATTTGCTTCCATCATTAATTTCCAGATTGAACGAGCGTTCACTTTCTTAGAAATTTCTTTCTTTCCTGTCATAGGCCAGAATTGTTCATAATCAGTATTAGCTTCAACAGCCTTCAAGAAATCATCTGTAAATCTTACTGAAATATTTGCACCAGTTACACGTTTCTTATCAGCTTTCATCAAGATAAATTTCTCAATTTCAGGATGATGTACTGACATAGATAATAACAATGCACCACGACGACCACCTTGTGCAATTCCTCTAACAGTTTCACTAAATTTATCTGCGAATACACTGAATCCGTCTGTAGTACGTGCAGCATTTTCAACATGCATACCAGATGGACGAATATTGCTGATATCTACACCTACACCTGCTCTACGTTTCATAAGTTGAGCCATAACTTGATCCGTATAACATACACCACCAATTGAATCTACAACATTATCAATTACATAACAATTACCAAGGGTTTGTTTCTGATGTTTATTACCAATTCCAGACATTGGTGAACCTTGTGGGACGATGTATTTAAATTTATCAAATGCATCAAAGATTTCTTTTTCTGTGAGGGGTTTCTTAAATTTCTTTTTCTCAATTCGTGCAAATTCTTTTGCCATGCGCCAATGCATATCTTCTGGTGTCTTTTCGATTAGATTATCATCTTTATCACGTAGTGCGTATTTTTCAATCCAGACGCTAGAGGCGAGTTCGTCACCATTAAAATATTTTAAGCATTCAATCATAGATTCTTCTTGTGTATATTTCTTCATTAATTTCTCCTAAAGTGTTCAAGTATTTATACCAATAAGTGTGTTTTACTATAGGTACTTTGGTATGTAGTCGTAACCTCTTATGTTTGTTCAGTTTATATGTTTATTATATAATTTATTCTTATTACCCTTACAGTATAGCATTTTCTCAAGATTATTCAACTCTTTTGATAAATACTTAAAAAGGATTTCATTTATGGCTAAATTTACAAATATTAATAATGCAACCATCGTACAAACTACAACAGCCGATGGATTTTGGCTACCAACTAAAATAAATACTCGTCAGGTTGGATTACAAGTTTACAGTTTTGATGACCCCGCTTTGGATATTATACCACCATCACCCGGTTTTGTAATAAATGATGCACATATCTATCAATCTTCTACTTTAGTTCCTAATGCTACTTCCTATGGTGTAGCTGTAGCATTTACTGTTAATGGTAGTGCTGTTGCTGTACCTTTATATCAAATTGAACAGAATAGTGAAATATATCCTTTATTAGACTTTAAAACTCCTACATTGGTTGGTGGATTAACTTCAACTGGATCATTTATGGTAATGGGTATTGATAATGTTAATTATGGACTTTCTTTGTATAATTATGGTCAACTATTAAATCAACAAAATAATACTTTCAGTGATATTACTACTGGAATAACTACTAATACTATTGTTGATGTGGGTAAACCTACCTTTGATATCACTACTGAGAGTGGTTCTACATATCTTAATCCTAAAATTGAAGCTTATAGTGACTTATTGGAACGTATCAAACGTCTTCTTGGTTGGCCTTCTATCAATATTGATTTATGTGATGAAAATATTGCTGCATTTATTGATAACGCCATTGAATTATATACAAAATATGCTGGTTACTCAGAAGAGTTTATGATTTTCAATACCAATATTTACAAACGAGGTATTGGTATTAAACTTGATGATATTTTCTCATTCACTCCTGAATTAAATGAGAAGACTAGTAATAATGCTAAAATCGGTTTTGATTATGATATGAAAGATTATCGTAAAGTACTTGATGTCTGGTCTTTCGAACAAGGTGAATCAACTGGTATTAATACTTTATTCACGATGGAACAAGCGATGGTACAACAAGTTTATTACGGAAATCTTTTAGGTAGTATGGGATTTGATTTGGTTACGTGGCATATTACTAAAGAATGGCTTGAAACTAGAGAGAAAGTATTGGCGCAAAAACCGTATATCAGATTTAATGCTCGTTCACAATATATGACCATTCTTCCAGAACCAATGCCTAACCAGAACTATTTTGGTTGTATTGGTGCTAATGTAGAAAAACCTGTTCGTGATTTAATTTCAGAACCTTGGGTTGTATTCTATGTACAAGCTCTTTCAAAAATTGCTATCGGTAATCTTAGAACTAAGTTCCAAGGTCAGGTATTATTCGGTGGTGGTACAGTTAATGGTACAGATTTATTAGGTCAAGGTCTTAAAGAAAAAGAAGAACTTGAAAAACAATTATTAACTGGTAGTGGATTTGTTGATGTAACACCTATTAGATTCTTCATGGGGTAAAAAATGAAATGTAATGGAACTAAACCAAGATTTGTAAATAAAAACACAAATGCCAATGAACGTAAGCTTATAGCCCAATGGTGGGAAGAAGCTACGCAATTATATGGAACCTCTGTATCCTATTTTACCAATCTTTACAGTTTAACTTCACATGATTTCTTATACGGTGAGAATCCTACTAAGGGATTTTCTTCACCTACCGAAATGATTGTATTAGCTCAAATGAATAACGATTCTCTTTTATTGAGTAAGTTTGGTATTCAAGCACAGGGTGAATTGACAATTGTAATTCCCATCTCTCAATTCTCTACAGATATGAAGAATCCACGAGCAGAACCAAAAAGTGGTGATTTAATTCGTCTTGATGAGGTTGGTTGGGATCGTCCAAATGGTGGGGGTTATCCAAATTCTTATCCTGATACACAATTAACAGGATTAAGTTCAATCGATTTCTGTACTATGAGCGATCCTGATGGTAATAAAACATTAAATAGTGGTTATGTTAGCGGTGGTGGTTATAATCCTATCGATAGCTGGTTACGTGGACCAAATGTTTACGAAATTACCGAAAGAAGAGATGAAAATATACCCGGGCAGATTAATCCTTTAATGGCTCATATCGTTTGGTATATTACTTGCAAGAGATTTGATTATTCTTACGAACCAAATGCTCCTATGGAAGCTGGTTCAAGTCAGGTTTCGGATTCGTCTATGTATGGTAAATTAAGTGGTGGTACGCCTACTGCGGAACCACCTAAACCTTATACGCAAAATGATGAACTTGCTGCGAAACTCTCATGGGATTATACGCAACACGGCAATCTCGATTCTGTATACGGTAAATATTAAATCTTAACATCGTTACGATACCATAGTAACTCAGGTCCAATTGATGTTTGTTGCCAATCCTCAATTACAATTAAATCTTGATGTACTTCTGTATGACAATCTGCACAAATATAACAAAGATTCCATTTAGCATTAGCATCAGGTATTTTTCGACCATGTATATGATGTTCTTCTAAAATTTTCTTTTCTTCACAAAGATCACAAGGTTTGGTTTTGGAGCGTTTAATTTTTTGTAAACTTTTACGGGTTAAATCTGATTTTTTTCTCATATAACTATTTATAATTTACCATATTCATTTACAATTTCAATAAATAATTATACAGAGGTAATATTATGCCATTTATAACTAAAAACATTGACGGTAAAAGTGAAGTACAAGTTCGTGCGATATTAGCAGGATTGTTCTCATTAGCTATTATTGCTGGTTTCTTCTGTGCTTTAATCACTGCGGATTCATTTATGGGTATTGCTACAATGGCTATTACCTATTATTTTGCAAAAAGAAATACTGAGGAAGGTAAAACAATCAATAAATAAAATTGGTCTTTTCTGGTACTTTATCGCCTTTAGATAGATTTTCACGTACTAATAATGGTTGAAGATTTCCCCAATGATTAGCTATCTTCTGATTGGTTTGGTCTATTAAATCATTATCCGCAAAGAACTGTAATGGTATTATATGATCTACATGCCATACTTTACCATAATTTTCTCTTGTCATTCCATCACGAAATTGTTTTTCTAAATGATTCCATACTTCTTCTATCGTACAACAAAAGGATTCTATTGTTGATGTGTATTTAGAATTATTTTTTAATGCTTTATTACGTCTTCGTCTTAAATTATGTAATAACTTATAATTAGAATCAGTTTTTAATCTTGTTTTAACATATGAATTATCACGAGTCTGTTTTATGGTTCTATTTTCTTTGTTATATTTCTTTACGTAATTTTTAATATGTAATCTATGTATTTCATTATTATCATATTTATCTTTTCGTTTTTCTTTTATTACTGTTTTATTTAAAACTCTATACTGACGAAGATAATCAATATTTTCAGTTCTATGTAGTAATCTATACTGTTTATTACAAAGTTTACAGTTGTTCTGGTGTCCGTCTAACGCTTTAGTGTATTTTGAGAAATCGTCTATAGATTTAATCTCATTACATTTAAAACATTTTTTGGTATCATTTTGACTTGTCATTTAAACTCACCTTTATAAATATTGATGTACAGGACAGCTATACTCACCTGTAGTTTCTATAAACAAACCACTGTTTATAGATTACTGTATCTCTTCTTTTAATTATTTAGTATATTAACATTTAATACCTAATTCTTTTTCGGTAATTATGGTAAACTTCATATTATGCTTCGCTGCATACTGTTTAGCTGCATCCCATTTACTACTATTGATAGCATATTCTTCCATTTCATACATTAATGTCTTTGGGGCTTTTCTTTTACTTGGTAAAGGTTGTTTCAATTTCTTTGCTGGTTTGTATTCAATGATGTATTTTTCTAAAGTACCTGTAGGTGTTCTTAAAATACAATTAAAATCTATAAAATATCTATGAACTTTTCCGTCAGTCGGTTTCAAATAAGGTATAACTACACTTTCAGACCCCCATTCAATGATATTTGGATTTAAATCTAACCATCTGCATAATAAAAACTCAGGATGTGAGCGATAACACAAAGGCATCGACCCCTTATACTTCGATGTATTCTTTAAGGGATAGATGCCTTGTGAATAATATATGTCTTTAGCCATATATCACGTTATGCTACTGGTGGTACTGCTGTTGATGCGGGGGCTTCTGCGCCACCTGCGGGTGCCTGTGCGCCCTCACCACCTGCGGGTGCGACACCTTCTGCGGGTGCGGGAGTCGCTGCCTCTGGTGCGGCTCCAAATTCTGGTGGTAATGCTGATCCACCACCCCCACCACCTGCTGGTGCTCCACCACCTTCTGCGGGTGCTCCACCACCAGCGGCTTCTGCGTCCTTCCAGTTTGGACCAGCTTCGCCAATCTTAGCTAATTCGTAAGCTAAAATAGCATCTTTACGTTTCCATTCACGGTTCTGTGCCATTTCATCATCAGTTAAACCAAGATATTTCTTCTGTGCAAAACTGTTAGATACACCATCATTACTGCTCATGTTATTAAAGTTGTTGTATTTCAATTCGAAAATCTGATTCTGCTTCAACATCATGTACATTGTAGGTAAATTAAACTCAAGTTCAAAACTATGTTCTTTAAGTTTGAAATTCTCCCACATCTTTCTAAGCTTTAAATGGGTAATAAAACTATCTTTTAATCCTGCTGCGAATTGTTTCTGAATACGTTGTAAGAATCTGGCAAAACGCAATTCTTCTCTGGTCATTGCATCACCATCTTTTACAACATTCTCAGGATCAAGGCGACCAATAGGAACTTTCATAGATTTATAAAGTGCTCTAAGGAAGTACATCAAGTCATCCAAACTTCCTAAGTTCATTCCACCTTCAAGAGCTTCTACTGTTGTACCTTCTGAGCCAGTTTTCTTAGGGAACCAATAAGAATCTAACATACTTTGCGGATCATACGTATTGGTAATACGACCAGTTGAAGTATCATAAGTCTTTTTAGACCAATAATTCTGCATAAGACGCTTCATATAAGCTTCTGCTTTAGGTGGTGTAAGATTACCAACATCAACCTTGAATACTAAGCGTTGTGGCGCACGTACAAGTCTATGAATAACAATACTATCTTCAATTAAAGACAATTGTTTATATGATTTTCTTGCATTTTCAATATAAGGAACTTTGAAGTTGTTACCTTCACCCCATCTACCAGTATGAATATAAGTAACCTGTCTTGGTTCAAGAATAATCAACTGTTCCTTTTCTTGTTGATTTGATTTAGGATTAATAAGAGGTTTTCTTACTGCATATCCTTCGATGATATCATTCTGTTGATTTTTATAGAATGGATTAATCAATTCTGTGGGAACTGAAACTACACCTAAAATACCGAATTCTGGATGGGTATCACTGATGACGTTTTCCCAAAATAATTCACCATCAACCATGAAATTATAACCACACTGCCAACCACGATCTTTCAACTTAAATAATTGGATATACTTATCCCACTCTTTTTGGATGGTTTCTTCAACAGCTTTACTAAAATCACCTTGAAGTTTTAAAAGTACAAAACGATTCTTTTCATCTTCGGTAAATAATTCATCACAAATTTCCTCAAGACAGTCATTAAGAACTGAATATCCTGCCATTCTTCGATAATCTTGTAAACGTTTAATTTTATCAAGGTCGAGATTAGCATACATGAAGCGTTGATAATTTTTATCAGCTAGTAATGAACCCATTAAACCTTCTGTCTCGTCCTGTTGTTGACGAGTTATTGAAAGGTCATTAACTCTCTGATTACGGTCAATTACTAAATCTTGAAATGTTTCGTATTTTGGATTAAGTTGACTGATATTATCTAAAATCTGTACACCGAATGGTAAACGACTCATTACCGTAGAAAGAAAGCTTCTACCTGCACTTGTTGTCTGTGTTCCACCAACCCGGTTTGATCCTGTAGCATCCATAATTTAAATTCTCCTATAATCTTTCAAATATTTATAGTAAAAGTATATAAATCTACTAAATAATTGAAGAAACAGTAATCAAGGAGCAACTAACTACCTTGAAACAGACGGGTTATCAATCTGCTGTCCTGTTCCTAAAGTATTTAGAAAGGGTTATGCAAATGGAAGAGATTACTACAAAAGTTTGTTCAAAATGTAAACAAGATAAGTCTATCACAGAATTTTATATGGATAATAAAACTATTGATGGTTATAAAGTGTGGTGTAAAGACTGTTTTAAACTTTATAAACAAAAATATTATATGGATAATAAAATTGAAATTTCAATAAAACGCAAAGAATTCAAAATAAATAATAGTATTAAAGTTAAAAATCAGCGTAAAAAATCTGATATTAAAAATAAATTACATAAAAGGGATTATTCAAAATTATATTTTCAGCAAAATAAAACACAAATAAATCAGAAAAAACGATTAAAATATAAAACTGATTTTAATTATCGTTTAATTGTAATTAATAGAAATCGAGTAAATGAAACAATTAAAAATAAAACATGTTCGTCTATTGATTTATTTTGTTGCACACCACAAGAAGTTAGAAATCATTTAGAGCAACAATTCAGAGATGGTATGAATTGGATAAATTATGGATCATTATGGCATATTGATCATATAATTCCATTAGATTTCTTTGATTTAAATAATTCAACCGAACAAAAGATTGCTAATCATTGGGGTAATTTACAACCGTTGTTAGTACACGAAAATATTTCAAAGGGTGATAATATACCAACACAAACTAATTTCAAATATTTATAAAATCTGAATGCCACTAATATAAGGCCATTGTACAGTACTATTATGTGCTATGGCATCTTCTGTCAATTTACCTACACCTGCCATACCATACCCCATAATATCAAAAAATCCTGATGTATTAATTTGTGGTAAAACAAATGTAATATTATTGTTATCTATGACAGTATATTCAGTGGATACCGCTGTAAATGCTGGATAAATAGCTGATAATCTATGTGAAGAAACATAAGGATCAAATGTCTGATAACTTGATGCTTCGAATACACCGGATGTACCACTTAAAGTAATTCCAGAAAGATAATCAAACATGTTACCATGAATTGTGATTGTTTTGCCACTGTCAAAAGGCATGACTTGGTATGGTGCAACAGAATGTATGAATGGTCTACCTGATATTTCCAAATAATCACTCGTAATGTCAGATTCCAAACTGTGCATATAATCGTAATTATCGAATAATGCTGAAACTGCATTGAAACTCATTGGAATATTATGAATGATACCTGAATTATTGTAGGCATTTCTGTACAACCACCCCTGTAAAGTGAATGTAGAATCTGCGACAATTCTATAGGGTTGTGTTCCAGCAATATCGAGAGGGTAGGTTAAATTAATAGCCTTATTCCACTCTAATTTACAACGAACTTCGTGTCCTAAATCAGGATGCTTGTATGAGATAATGATATATGGGTAAAAATAAGCAAAGATACAAGTCAAAATCTGATCGAGATCACGTTGATATCTTGTAAGGATGCTTAAATTTAAAGCGATTTCTACTGGAACTGGTTGAGGAAAATCCCCACCATTTGGTGTGTAATTTTGGGCTACTGTAAAACCTTCAATTTTATTAAAAGCTCGTTTAGCGTCATAATTAATTGAACTCATAGTAAGTGCCATTACTGGAACTTTAATGTGTTGTGCTTTATTGACTAAATCATGAATAACACGTTGTTTTGGTGCATAAGCCAATGACACTTGTATGCTGTCAGTATTAGTTTCTTCGTCAAGTTCATCCAAACGTCTAATCACAAGTCCATCTAAAGCAGCTAAGACTTGTGTTAATAATGTTCGTATTTCCTTATGATATGTATATTCACGCATGTAATTATTTATGTAAACGTGGCATTTCTATTACCATTTCACTAATTTTAAATCCGTCCATGAAAGATTTTGTGGTACATTTGCATAGGTGATGAAGTCCATTTTGTGGATCAATTGATTCCCAACCTCTACCAAAACATTTATTACAACTCGATTTTGGTAGTTTTTTTAATGGTATCTGATACTTGAAAAGTGTGGGTACATCATCTTGTTGTATTTTAAATGTATCACCTGTTACAATGCTTATTGCGTATAATTGGTTCATGTTGTTACCTCAAATGTTAATACTTTATCATAGAATTTCGATATACAAGTCTTTTTCATGCTATTAATAAGCGTTTCCATATCTTTATTATTCTTTGTAAAAGTCTTAATACGATAATCAAATGTAATAATATTATATTTTTGGGACGCTTCAAAGGGTAAAGGAATCTTTAAGAGCTCGTTCTTAATCTTCTTCTTATTTTTGATATTAACGTTTAAATTAAAGAAGTTGTATCCAAAGGAGATTAAAGTGCCTTCTTTATAATTATTACCATCTAGTTTGATTATGACATGTGACAAAATAGCGGTTTTTAGTAGTTCATCGAGATAAATAGTGTATTCATTCATATAAGAATTTATACATCTAATTGTAATTGCAACTACTTAGCCATAAATTTCAATTTATCAGCAGCACTCATCTTAGCAAAAAATCCTTCGAATAGCGTCCAGAATTTCTCTTGATCTTTTTGTGTATGTACAGGTATGGCTGTAATTACGATAACATATTCAACTGGTATGGCACGCCAATCTTGCCATAATATATCCCAACAGAATACCACATTTTTCTCGACTGGATTATAAGCTGGTGGATTAATTGGTATCTGATAATTAAGGGTAAATCGTCCGGGTAAACTCTGTAATAAATTTCCATCTAGTGTACATAACATTCTACGGACATGAGGATTCTGTCCACGTACACCTAATTTCTCGTTTCTACGTACAAAGGATAGCTCTACTACATGAGTCTGTAGTAAAGCTTTTAATCCATCTCTTGATAATCTTCGTGCCATATAACTATTTAGAGATTACACCCACAATGACGTATCTAATCTACCTGCATCAACTTCATCCAAATACTTAAACATATTATCCCATGTTGGGAAAAAATGATGTTCTTTCACGAATACACCTATCCAAGGATTGAATTTATCCAACTGTGATTTATTATATTTCAAAAGAATAGGCTTCTTTTCAAAAGAGGCAACTACCATCTCATGAATTGTTCCGACAGTTGATACTTCTGGATTATAATCAACAATTATAAAATCTGCTACATCTACTGAACGTAAATCCCAACGAACTACAGGCCAAAACTCTTCTTTAAGTGTTTTCCAATCTTCACGCATGATAATGTCTTTGAATTTCTTCTTAGCATCGCCAATCTCTTCATCTCCATTAGCCTTCTTACAAGGGTCTAATACACCTAGACCATATTGTTTCAATCTAGGTGTAATTAAATCTCTCCAAGATGTACCATCATCAGATACATCTTTGATTGGTCCTGCTAAGTACACAACTCTATCTTGTAAGTAGTTCATGCCTTTTCTTTCAAGATTGCAAAGATTCTTGATTCATTTAAGAAGATAACTTTCTTCTT